CCTCAGCCTTGATCCAGCTTTCAGGGAGCTTCAAGGCTTCGGCCAGGGCTGGCAACGATAAGAGTTTTGGAGAAGTTTCCATACCATGCCGATTCGAGGCGGTCCACATCGACATCCGTGCGATATGGCTCTTCTCCCTCCGCCGCCGCCCAAACATTTTGGTCTCCCGACCGCGTATAGAGTGTGACCCGCTTGCCATCTTGGTCGTTGTGCGCGATTGTCGCGACGGCCATTATGCTGATTGTGGCGTCCATCTGATTTTCCTTTTGGTGTTGGGTGTTCATTGTTGCTCTCCCAGTTGATTTCATGTAACTATTATCGCGTCAGCCGCGGTTAAGTCAACAACAAAATTGCCGGAATTCTCGGAAATCTTTTGGAGGCTCGCATAAACCATGTCCAGTAACGGAGATAGCAACGGAGAGGAAAAAGAAAAATCGCCGGATGGGTGCGCGCTCGAGCAATTCAAAAAAGAGCAGCGGAAATTCTTGGCCGCTTATTCACAAAACGGCAATGTGACGCGAGCGGCCGAAAATGCCGGAGTTGGCCGAAATACCGTCTACGGATGGCGTAAAGACCCAGAGTTTGAGGTGGCGTTTGGCAATGCCGGGGAAGAGGCGGCAGACCTGCTCGAAGAAGAGGCATGGCGACGGGCAAGGGACGGACTGCGGAAGATGAAATTTAACGGCAAAGAGCCGATCATGGACCCGGACACGGGCAAGCCGTATCTTGAGCACGAGTATAGCGATACGCTCCTAATATTTCTGCTGAAGGGATTGCGCCCGCAGAAGTACCGTGACAACTTCTCGTTTGAGGGAAACATTCAGCAGACGATCTCTCGTGCCGATCCAGAGGTGAAACACCTTGCCGATTTTATTAGCCAACGAATTGCCGCCAGGGCTGCCGTTCTTGCCAAATCCAGATCGTCAAATTGACGAGACGGGTCATTATCTTCCGGCTTTTCAAGAGCAATTTGAATGGGACGTTGAAAACGCCCAAGACGAAAAGCGGCTCGGCTGGTTGGGTGAGACGTATCGGAAGGTTCTTGGCTGGTCTGGCGGTGGTTATCGCCCGGTGCCGGCGGCGCGGCAGTTTCATAAATCTCCCAAGCGGATACGGTGGCTTTGTGGGGGCAACAGAAGCTCAAAATCGTTTTCGTTGGCGATGGAGGTTTTCTGGTTTGCGACTGGATGGCATCCGTGGCGGCTTGGCGACATTCGCGCACCGAATGAGGGGTGGTATGCAACGACGACTTGGGATAAAGTTGGGGACACGCTGTGGCCGAACCTTCGCCGGTTGTTGCAGGGCATGGATTGCCGGATCGTTTGGCATAACAAGGGTCGGGATATTCCCGAGCGCGTTTCCATCAAGCTGAATGCGGCGCGGTGGTCGCACATCATCTTTAAGGCGTATGAGCAGGGGCGAGAGAGTTTTCAGGCGACGGCCATGCGGTACATCGCCTTTGACGAGCAGTTTCCGCGTGACGTGTTCATCGAGGCAATGACTCGAATCGGTGCTGACGCTCCGCTTGATTTTATGGCGGCGTTGACGCCGATTGAGTCGCAGCCGTGGCTGGAGGCGAGACTAACGGGCGAGCCGCGCGAATCCGATGCGGTGTTTGAATGCCCACTGGATGACAACCGGATCAGCCGCGGCGGGTTCATCGCGGACGAGAAGATCGACGCCTTGATCGAGGAGTGGCCCCCAGAGGTTCGGGAAACGCGGCGCCTGGGCAAGTGGGGCAGTTACGTTGGGTCCATCTTCCAGACGTTCAGCCGCGATATTCACGTTGTTGATGAGGCAAAAGAGGCGCGGCTTTTCTTCCCTAATGGCCGAATACCAGCGCGGGCCGAGGTATTCGGTGGTATCGACTGGGGCGGTGCCAACCCGTTCGCTTTCCTGTGGGGAGTGAAAATCCCCCACCTGGACAACGACTGGTACATCTTCGACGAATATTACTGGAATTTCCTGGAGCGCGGCGGACGGCGCTTGCAGCAGCACGCCGACGAGATTAAGGCCCGCTGCAAACGCTGGGGCCGCGAATGCCAACAGGTATGGGCGGATCACGACCCAACGGACGCGAATGAGTTCATGGGTTACGGCGTGCCAAGCCTGCCGGCCGACAAGGGCGATGACAGCCTGCGGATGTCCATCGAGTGCGTGCAGGGCATGTTTAACCCTCGTCCGCACCTGTCAAATGCCGACTGGCCAGGCGGACGGCCAAAGCTGCATATTGCCGCTCGATGCGTGAATACTCTCAGGGAGATTCCGCTTTACCGTTATCCAGATTCGACGGCCAACCTAAACGCCAAGGAAAAGCCGATTGACAAGGACAATCACGCGATTTCCGCATTGCGATACATGCTCTATTCGTCGCGGAATCGGATAACACCAGCGCAGGCAGCGGCGTGGGACTTTGAGATACCGGGGAATCAGCGCCTTCGATTTGATTGACCACAATGCCCGATGCGATTACAGCAAAAACCATCGCTTATCTGACCGAAGGAGGCGGATACCGCATCCCCGCCGATAGCGGGATGGGCAATCTCTATCGCCCTTTCGCTGGCGCGCAGGATGGTTCGCGCGTCTCGACGCTGGAAACACTGTACGAGTTTTGGATTAATGACGTTCCAGACCCGGACGAAGCGTTGCGGCTCGACCCGAATATCCGAATGAAGCTGCGGATGCACCCGGACGTTGCGGCGGCGATGCGAAAGCGGGAGTTGACCGTCGCCAGCTTTCCCGACCGCATCGAGCCGAACCCGGATGCGACGGATTCCCACGTCGCTAAGCAGGTCTCAGATTACGTTGGCTGGGTCTGGCGGCAGATTCCCAAGCGCCAATTGCTATATCAGCAGATGCAGGGCGCGGTGATGGATGGCGGGCGCGGGCACGAATGGATGTGGCACCGCGAGGCCAACGGTATCGAGCGGCCCGTCCAATTTTCGGCGGTGGACAAAAGCCGGTTTCTTTTCGACCGGCTTGGCAACCTCGCGCTGCGAACCCGCACCGAGCCGGTCTGGGGCAGCTACGTCATGGCCAACCCGCAGTCCCAGGTGCGGAATGATTTCCCGCGCGGCAAGTTCACCTATCACATGCACCGTCAAGAGCCGGGGCCGTGGGATGACCCGCAGCTTGAGGGGTATATGTACTTCGGCTGTGGCGAAGATGTCGCGCTGTACTACGTCACAACGTTCGATATTTTCGTGTTGCGGATGCGCGTGAAGTGGTTGGAGATGTTCGGGTTTCCGCCAACCGACATTTATTATCCGCACAACATGCCGGAGTTCATCGGCAAACTCAAGACATTGGTGAGTCAGGTAGGGCATGAAACGATTGCGACAATTCCGCGGCTGACCGGACCGACCGAAGGCGAAATTGACAGTCTGTTCAAGGTGCAATATCGCAACGTACCGACGATGAGTTACGACGCGTTCCAGACTTTCAGCGACAAATACACAAAGCCCCGTGTAGATTCGATCCTGCTGGGCAGTGCTGAGGAGGGGCAAAAGTCCGAGCAAGGCGCGTACAGCGAGCATATTGCCCGCCAAGACAGCGGCCCGCAAATCTGGTTCAAGTGGGATGCGAGGAACATCGCCAGCACGATTCAGGCGCAGTTGATTCCGCCGATAGTCTGGGGCCGGTTTCCCAACCTGCCGATTGAGTACATGCCGATTTTCAAGTTGGAGGCGAAAGAAGAACGTGACCGCCGGCAGGAGGGCGAGATACTGGAACTGGGCACAAAGCTCGTCCCAGTCGCCGAGGAAGAGGTTTACGATAAGCTGGGGCTGCGGAAGCCGAAAGAGGGGGAGAAGACCGTCACGAATCCCGGCTCGCAGGGGATGGACCCATTCGACCAGGACATACCGGGGATGCCGGGCTTGGCGCGGATGCCGCAGAATCCAGACGAGGCCAAGGCGATGGCGCTGGAGGCCGCGAAGCAAAAGGCAAAGCCGTCTGGATTCGGGCAACCGCCGGAAAAACGGTCTGGAAACGGTGAAAAAACGGCTGGCATACCTCAGATGTCAACGCCAATCGGAAGCGGGCGGGGCCGGACGGCGGCGGGGAACGGCATCGGGTACGGGCGCTATTGACGGCGGAAAATGCCCCTGCGCCTATCCTCCTCCTCGGTATTGATCGCATTGAGTGCAGAGTTGAGCGGTCGCAGCGCGTCGAAGCATTCGGCGGCAGTGGTGCATTGGCCAGCGAGGAGATACTTGTGGAGCGCATCCGCATACCGCAACCTGATGCGAAGTTTCAAATCTCCGATCATGCAGCGGGCGGCGTCAAGCTGTTTGCCGGTAAGCGACGGGAGCGACAATTCCAGTACGTTGGAAGATGTGATGGTCATTGGTAAAATATAACTCATGCCGGGCCAAATTCCAGCGGGTATCGAAGTAAAATGCAGCAAATGCGCCCGGTCTTCGCTGTTCGATCCTGATTACGTTTCGTTGGGCCTGACCGCCGAAACCAAGCTGGCGCACCTTGTGGCGATGGGTACGCCGATGGGGTGGATATTCGAGGATCGGGGTACGGATTTCGCTGCGGTTTGCCCACTGTGCCAAGCCAAGCCGTTTAGCCCCGCCTCGAAGTGTCCGAAGTGCGGGCATGACGTTGTGACCACCGCGTTTTGCGCGGGTTCGGTAACGCCGCAAAATTCACGCGGTGAAGTTCCGGCTGGCAAGTGCGAGCGCGGCATCGGCGGGGAACATCTGCACCGGACTTGCGGGAGGTGTGGGTTTGTTTGGGTGGAAAAGTGCTTAGAGGCAAAGTGAGCGACTGGAAGGAAAACATCCGCGAGGCGAGGCGGCTTACCATTGTGGTTAGAGCGTCGATCGCGCGGGCGAAGGACGGCAAGGAGCGGTCAAGGCTGCTCGAATTACTCGAAAGAATTGAGGCGATTATGTTGGAAGTTGCAACGGGTGTTGAGGCGATTGTGAACGCCGCAAATCAGGCGTTGGCGAACGCTCCGGTAGTCCCGGTCGGTGGGGCGATCATCGACGCGGCTGGCGTGGCGGCGATCAATGCGCAGGCGGCGCTGGTGAATCAGCCACCGATCTCGGCGAGCCAGATTCAGCAAGCCCCGGTGACGCCAGCACCGACAACCTAATCCGTGATAATCAAGCCCTACAAAAAAGCATGGCGTCGCCTCTCCTGGGTCTACGGCAAGATCGTCAACGCCATCGCGGTTGCCGGCATCCTCGCCCCAGCCGAATTGTGGGGCGTGTTTGGGGGCATGTTTGAATCGGTCCTAGGCTGGGCGGACGTGTTGTCGGCGAACGCCCTGCGCCGCCGGGCTGGGCTTCCCTCGGCAGCTTTGCTCGGCGAGGAATCGGCCACGTTCGATGAAATCGTCGCGGCGAATTTTTGGATATTCGAGCAGCGCCGGATCACCTTCCCGCTGATTGAGGCATCGGCGCAGCGGATGATCGAGGACGAGCAGCGTTACCTTGCGGCCCATCAACGCGCTATCCGCAAGCGGAAGATCGAGAATGAACCGTACATCCCGGCTTGGCGGCTGGAGCGGATGCAGCGGTCTTACATTTCGTCAATGGCGCACGTTTCGGAGCAGGTGCAGCTTGAGACTCCGCTGATAAACGACGCCTTCCCGTTCGCGTATTACCAGACACGGGACGATGCGAGGGTGCGGCCAACCCATGCGGCGATGCACGGGTTCTTCGCGTTGCGGTCGTGGGAGGGATGGCCGAAAGCCCGCCCGCCATGCGGATTTTCCTGCCGCTGCGTCTGCAAGGAAATCGCTCGTTTCCAGGCTATCCAGCGCGGCTGGATGAGCAAGAGTGGAACGGTACTGATTCCGCTGCGATGGCCGACGAGTGCGGCGGAGGCGAATTGGAACAACGGGCGGTTCCCCGACGTTGGCTGGGAAGGGCCGAAACTATGGGTTCCACCAAGGCGGATTGAAAGGGTTGCAGCAGCATGAACGAAACCAAACCAGATAAAACCGGCCACCGCCGCCGTGGCGAAACATGGCTGGATGAGGACAGCGGGCGGATCATCAACGAATGGTGCGATGCCACTGGCAAGCGCCCGTCCTTCTTCGTCGGCCAGGACGCGATTGAGGCCAAGGATCAATTCGGCAGACTGGGCTTGGAGGCCATCGAGTTCCGCATCGAAAATGCGAAAACGGCCGATGAGGCGTTCGCCGCGTTCGACGAGTCCAAGCGGATTTATCTGTTGCAGCGGAAGATACAGCAAGATCGGGCTGCGGCAGAGGCGATCAATCGGGCGCGGAGCGGAGAACGAAAGGCGGTGATTGATCGAGCAATAGCCGGGAATGGCCTGCGTTTGTCCAGATGAAACTAGAACTGCTGCATACCTTCCCGAACATGCCGGGCATCAAGTACCCGATGCGCGTGTTCATGGGGTTGCTGCCAACCGAAAGAGGGTATGGGGGTTGTGTCCGCGAACACAACGCCGAGCGGCGCGAGACAGAGACGGACTTGCGGCGCGTGGCGTTCGATGAGAAGTTCAATCTTGTCGAGGACGAATTCTTTTGCCGCTCTGACGATTGCCGGGTGTTTGGATGGGGCGACAAAATATGCGGGTTGGGCTGTCTGACAAAACCGGATGGCAATGGACTTGATTATCTGGCAATGAACTTCTCGCACGCGAAATGGAGCCATCTTTCGTTTCCTGGCGCGAAGTTTGTCGGCAAGAATTTGGTTCCGATTCAACCCGGGGCCGATGGATTGCATATCCTCCAGCGGGTTTCACCGCCGGTTGTTTGGAAAGTCAAGATGGAGGATGGGACTTGCAGCCGACTATTCGGCGGCGAAATCGACTCCGAAAGCATCGGCCAGTTGCGCGGCGGTGCGGCGGCTCTCAGCACGGGAGAGACAATCACCGGCTGGGGCCATCGCACCCGGAGCGCGGATTGCCACACACCATTCTACTACGAGGTTAGCCGATCATCGGTGTTCATCGAGGACATCGACGGCATGGAAGGCATCAACGATCCCACTTCGGCATGGGATGACAAGCTACTGATCTGCCACACGGAAAAAGCGTGGACGGTCAACCAGCCGTGTGAGCATCGGCTATATCGGGTAATTCAGTAACGATCCCCTCCTTGGGCTGGCGAATGGTGGCGGAGGAGAACTCCGCCTGGCTTCGACCTTTCGGGGTTGGTTCTGCCCATGAAACAAAGCCGGCCCAACATAAACAGCGCGTAGGAAAGTTTGGTAATCCGCTTGGCCTGGGACCAAGAGACCGCAAGTTCAATTCTTGCCGCGCTGACTTTTTTCTTCACAACAAGGATTCTCACAATGCCGGCTGATTATCTCGCCATGAAAAAGAAGTTTATCGCGGACGGCTTGTCTGTTAAGGATGCCGAAGCCAAGGCCGCGCGCATCCACAACGCAAAACACCCGACGCATCCCGTCGGCCCGCATAGCGACTTCACAACCAAGAGCATTGTGGATGCAGTCAGTGCCGGAACGCCGCTTGTGCCTCCCGCCGGTTCTGTTACCGCCTTCGCTGGCGCGCCAAAAGAATTGGTCGATTTGTACGCTCAGGAATACGGCGATCAGCGCGAGAATGGCGCAAGCCATGATGAGGCCCACCGCCGAGCCATTCGCATGACTCAGCACGCCGGCTGGCATCGCACGAGCAAGGGTTGGCGGCAACTCCATGCGGACGTGCGGGACAAAATAAACGTCCGTGATGCGGTGAAGCAGCCGAACGGGCGGTTCATTATCGAGGACGTTGACGTTTTCTACCCCAATGCCGCCAAGGGTGAACCCTATAACGACGAAGACATCCGGCAGATTTCCGCGAACACCAACCGCATGATCGAATCTGGCAGTCAAAAGCCCGGCCTGCTCGAAATCCACCCGAACGATTATCAAAAAGCCATTGGTGTGCAGCTTCCGAGCTATGGTTCTGGTGTTAATTGGCGCGAACACCCGGAAAAAACGGGTTGGGCCCGGTGCGATTTGATCGACATTGACCCAGCCATAATCGAGAAGATGCGCACCCGGCAATTGACCGGCCTATCGGCTGGGATTGCCAAGGATGGAGGGGGACTCAATCGTCGCTTCGGCCACGTCGCCATGTTGGGCGGTGAGACCCAGGCGTTGTCCCAGTTGCCAATCACGGAATTGGCGGACGTGTACAGTGTTTCTAGTCAAGTCTGCTTCAGCGCGACGCCGCCGGCAGATACCTCTTTTTTGAAAGGGCAAATTATGAACGACAAGCATAAAGCTTGCTACGGCGCTCTTGCCGATGCGTATTCGGCGTGCGCTGCCGCATTCACATCCTTCAACGCCGGCGAGCCGGGTTCGGACAAGAAGGTCGAGGAGTCCAAAGCGAAATTGGACGCCGCCTTTGCCGCCGCCTGCGAGCTTGGCGAGGAAGGCAATCCGCTCCACCACATTCTGCACCACAAGCATGACGTGGAATCCTCGCCGGCTGGCGGATTCGCCGCACCGCCGGATGCAATGCCGGTTCCAGGCACACCCACCCCGCCAGCGGCCACGGCTGCTCCGATTGTGGACAACGCGCCGCCGACCCCGGTTGGTTCATTGGAACAACCGAGGACCGGCGTATCGTTCGCCGCCGACCCGGAGGCCGCATTCAATGCGCTCAGCGAGGAGAATGCCGCTCAGCGGAAAACGATAGCGGATTTGGTCGCCGTGACCAATGGCCTCATCGGCAATGGGCTGAAACAGCAGTTTTCGGTCCAGATCGACGCGCTTCGCCGGGATGGGCATCAGCTTCCCGATCAGCAGGAAATCGAACAGATGTTCAGTGTTTGCGCCTCCGGGGCCAAGCCCAAGGACGCAATCGAGAAGCTGCTTAACATGCTGCGTAAGCTGCCCAAGCGGCAGAGTGTCGCGGCGGTTGGCCAAGTGTTCGACGCCAGTGCGGCCCAACCTGCCGCGCAGAAGCCTGACAACGGCGCTGCGGCCCCGAATGATTTGGCGGCACAGATGCGTCGGATTTCAGACAACCTCGGCACGATGAACTTCTCGGCCGATGACCTGAAGCTCGGCGCTCTCGTCTCTGCCGAAATGTCCCGGCTCGGCCAGTAATCCGGGCCGGTTTTCACTTAACAATCCAGTCCCCGCCACCTTCGTTTTGAGAGCGGCGCTGGTTCTGTTTTCCCCTCACTTTTGAAAGGTAAACCTTATGGCAGCTTCAACAGGCCCACGGCCGGACCTCATCACGAATCCGACCGTCGCCATCAACTATCCCGTAAAGGGTTCGACCCAGATTTGGCAATACGAGCATTGCTGCGTTACGAACAGCGGATTGCTCGTCCCCGCCTCGGACACCTCCGGGCTGGTGTATGTCGGACAGGCAAGCATGTCTGTCAACAACACCGGTGCGGACGGGGCGGTAACTTGCCCTGTCCAGTCCCCGCTTATCAACCCCCACGCCACGTTCAACGCCACATCTCCGGCAACTTCGTGGATTGGGGCGCACGTCTTCTTCATTGACGACAACACCGTCGGCCTCCACGGCAGCACGTCGAACACGATTTGCGCCGGCCGGTGTGAGGCGGTGGTGCTTACCGGAACGTCCGGGCAGGTGCTCGTGAATCGGACGGATCGCTACGCTCCGACAACCACGACCTGATCGAACCCAATCGAAAGTTGCGGGGGAAAGGGTCGTGTGGACGCACCCGTTCCCTGGCCGTCTCCTCGCCGGCCATCCCCCGCAATTGTGAGTGTGAGGAATTCCCACCGTAGAGGAGCGATGTCCCAACAAAGCAAAGGACACCTTTATGCCTATTGTGACAAATCTTCAAACGTCACTGGTGCGCGATGCGAATGCAACGCTCGCCACGGCGTTTTTCCCGCGTTGGCGGGGTGGCTTCTGGCAGGAAATCGCCGGAAGCTACGTTTCGACGGCGTTGGTCGAGCCGTTCGCGCTCGATGGTGCGGCGCCCATGCTCCAGGTCTTCAACGGAAGCATGTCGGCCCGCGGCGTTGCCTCGTGGACATTGCAGGTTCCCAACCTGCTGTTCAAGACCATCGAGGACATCAGCCGAACCAGTTTGGAAATGGATCAGACCGGGACCGTGCTGCGCCGAGTCGCGCAGATGGGTATCCGGCTGGCCCAGCTTCCCGATTTCCTGATGGCCAAGCGGATTATGACCGCCTCTTTGGCGAGTTCCGCCACGGTTGCGTTCTCCGGCTCGAATTATTACACCACCTTTGAGAATGGGGTTCCGTACTTCTCCACGGCGCACACGACATACGCCGGCGGGAATCAGAGCAACATTCTCCAGGGCAATCTTCCGGCTACCATTGCGTCAGTCACGGCCCAGAACATCGCGGCATTGGCCAATGCGATGCAACAGGACGTGATGAACGCGATAGCGACCATTGCGACGATTGTTGACGATAAGGGCGTTCAGATTTTCCCAAGTCTGGATACCGAAAAGCACATCGTCGTCATGGTTCCTCCCGTGCTCCGACCTGTGGCCCGCCTGGCGTTCTCAACGCCGGGTGCGACCATCGGCGGCACGAATGGTACTGGCGGATCATCCGGTGCGACGACCAGCATCGGCCCGATGATGGTCAAGCGCGTGGTCAGTTCGCAATTGCTCGCCGGCTGCATCGACGTGGAAGGCGCAACGCCCGCCGCGACGGTATCGCCGGTCCATCAGACGGACTACTACATCTGGATCGAGGACGATCTCTGTCGTCCGATGTACTTCCAGCGTTTCCGTCCGAAGAAGACCGGCGAATACAGCCCGGTCGGTTACAACCCCGAAGCCGCTGCCGCCGCCGCAATCGCGGCCTGCGAAAAGGTCGGCATGAACATCAGCGCCGAAGCGGCCGACGTTTATGCTCAGGCGGAAGTGGATCACAACCTGTCGGCCCTGGGCGCGAATGCACAGCGCTCCGTCGTCGAGCAGGAAGCGTTCTTCATGTCTCCGCGCATGCGCGGAAATGTGACCTATGGACCGTGGTTCTTGGGCTACAGAATTGACCCAGGTGGTTATAGCACATAATGTTATGTGCTGTTCTCGTGTTTTCCCACTTTCACGACGGCTTGGCGGAAACGCTTTGCCGTCGCATGTTCTGAATGGTTGGTTGGTTTCGCCGCGCCGGTTCATGGGCCGGCGCGGCTATTTGAAAATCTCCCTATGTCCGCCACTCTCCTAATCTCCTCTGCCTCAATCGCCGCCGATGGCAAGACGATCACGCTGAACATCGGCGGGGTTAGCGGCGCTCTCTCGCCGGCGTCGGGGATTACGGGGTTATCGGTCTTCGCCGATGGGCAGGCGCTGCAAGTTCTGTCTGTGACTTCCAGTGCGGCGGTGGTTACGGCGGTGCTGAATCAACTGGCGTCATTCGCCTCGACGATCAACGTATCGCTGGCCAGCGGCACGCAAACGAATCTGACGGATGGGGCTGGAAATACACCGACCGGACAGGGGACGTTCCCTTGCACGAATAACAGCGCGGTCAACACCTATATCCAGCCAGCGCAGTTCTTGCAGCGATATGACCTGCGGGCGATGTTGCAACTCTCCGGCGATCAAGCGGCCAGACAGGGCAATCTCGTCAATCTGCAAGAGGTTCTTAACGATCAGGCGGGGGAGTTGGAATCAGGCTTGGATGGTCGGTACAGCATCCCGCTCGTTCGGTACGCGCTGCCGATGCCAAGGATTCTGACGCGGTGGGTTGGCGTTACCGCTCGCGGTGCGCTCTATGGGCGCAGAACGGACAAGCCGAGAGCGGTGGATACCGATGCACAATGGGCGGAAAAATGGATGAACGGGATTATTGGGGGGAAGATCAACATTCCGGGCATCGGTCGGGAGACGGGGATGCAAAATATCTGCCCGCCGCACACGGAATTTGACCACAGGATTTTCGAGCCGGTGCGGAGTAGGGCGCCGTGGTGGTAGGGACTAGATGCTGGCGTGGCCTTGGTGTATGAGCGCAACCAGTATTGCGATGACGCCAAAACAACCACAAGCGGGTTCGTCCATCACTAGATCATTAAAACATCCGTTGTGTTCCGAATATGCCTGAATTTTGAATCGGGTTACGGTGTCTAGGGAATGATCGGAATAGATGACAAAACTGGCCGTTTCTCCGGGGTTCCAGGCAATAAAGCGACGATGATGGACGCCAATTCCAAGAGTCCTCCACCATAGTTTTCCTGTTACTGTAAGGTCCGCTATTGTGGCGATAAGATCGTAGAGGTTCACGGTCGTTTGTGAGGACATTCGACCCGTAATTTTACCGGCGAGGACAGTCGAAATGAAAGAGAAAATCGCGATTATTTATCTCTGTCGATATGGGGATAT